GACATATTAATATCAATGTTGGTGATAGTGTTTTAAATATATCTATAATCTTAAAGAAAGCTTCTCTTACGAAAAGCCATCCAGCCTGAACTGACTATATCTTACTATTACTTTTTGATAATATAAAATTCATAGAATTCCATGTAAAATACATTTCATTTTTCGTTATTTTAATTTTTTCTCTTAATGAGTCTTTTCTCATTTTAAAATAATTTTCAAATTCTGATATTGATAAGAAATTTAAGTCATTATCTATACAATTTATTTTTCTTGCTTTTTTTTGAGTTTGTGCTTTATAAATTATTTTATTTTTATGAGATTTATTCATTTCATAACGTTCCCTTTTGTATTTTTTATTTACATTGTAATCTTTTTCATATAAAAATAAAAACCCTTTACATGTTATATTCCCATTATTTTTGCAACATTGACTTATGTTAGAAGAACTAGTATTTAATTCTTTTGACGCCTCTGTTATACTTGAATATCTTTTTATAAAATTGCCATTAAAATCTAATGCTATAATTGATATTTTATGTGAATTTGCGGCTTTATCAATTTGTATTTTTGATAATTTCACAATATGTGGGTTGTTGGTATTTAGTGATATGTTATATCCATTTTCTACTGAATCTAATTTCTTTATATATAAATCTTCTTCTTTGCTTAAGTCCTTGACTTTATCTTTTTCTATATTTTTCAATATAAATAATTCAAAATTCTTAGGACCATAGAGAATAAATGATCTTTGTAATTTATTTGAGTGGTGTTTTTCTTTTTTTAATTCAAATAAATGTCTGTTTATTCTATTCTTTAGATTTATGGTAGATCCAATATACCATTTTTTTGTTTTTATATTATAGATTCCATATACACATGATATTTCTTCTATTTCTTTACTTTTTTCAAATTTCATAATCCAACCGTTTCGAATGTATTTACTAGATACACTCTACTCTACTCCCTTCCGCTACTGCGTGGTTTCGATAGTCGATGAGCATATCACTTATGTAAACGTATCTATCAAGATTTTGTTTGTCTTGTTGTAATATATTTACGTAAGTGACTTCGCTGCGGATTCCCTCTTATTTATATAGTTTTTACTATACCCTATCCATTACAATAGGTCCTAATTATATATCACTATTAATTAGTAGTACATATAAACATTGAGTATTCCCGCAATTAGGTTGGTTTTACAACGGCGCTGGTCTTTACCGTTTGGCAATTTTCTAACATCTTCAGTATAGTTCTTCCCCTGTGGAGTTTCTCTGTATAATTTTAATGCTAGAGACATAGACATTTCTTCTAATTTCGTTCCATTATCTATAGTTATATAGTTATAAACGAATTTTCCTGCCTGTGTATTTGCTTGTTTTATAGCTGCTGCTATTTCAGATAATTCTGTTATATTTGTTGCTTTTAATACTAATGCTGATAAGAAATCAGTACCATCTTCTAAATCAATAATTAAATTATTTTCTAAAGTAGATGCTAGAGTTGTCTTTCCAGATTTAGGTTTACCGAAATAAACTAAGAATCGAGGATTAGAAGCTTTTGGCGAGCTTTTAATAATCGGTAATGTTATCATAACTATTTTTATTTTTACATAAAAACGAACATGATTGGATAAAGTTTGATATTATATGTTATTATTTGATATTTGATCGTCTTTGGTTTTATTAAAATTTAATGCTAATTGTAGTCACTCTTACTGTATAATATGGATTAAAATATCCATAGCAATATGTTGGAGTCACTTTTGGTGTTGGAATAATAGTATATCCAACCTTTGTAAAAGCATCAAATTTCTGTACTTTATTATAATTGCAATAATCACAATTACAAGTTTCTTTTGGTTTGTTTGCGGTCGCAAATTTATCCAAATTGTACATTACCTTACTATAATCTTTTTGCAGATCATATACAGGAACTCCAGTACGATTCAAATAATTAAATGTATCTTCTTCTCCTTTGCTCATCCAATTCACATCATGTGTACGAGAGGTTCCAAAGGTAATATAATCGTTTGGTTTTGCATTTTCAACACCATTAATCTTATTTCCACGTGATGTTTCGTATGGGGTATCAATACCGGCCATAGTTAAATGTGGATACTTATCAATAATTGTATCTACTAAACTAGTTTTATACAATAAATTAATGTCGTTAAGAAATGATGGCAGTTTAACTGCAAATTTATTTTTGTTATCCATAATTTTATTTTTTTTCAAATTCTAATGATTGTTGGCCTATTGTCTTTTCATCCTCTTCTTCTGGTTCTTTTAGATTATTATATTTTAAATCATTTATAAACTTGAGGATCTTTATATCGCCTTCTCTATTTTTTCAAATTTGTTATCATATAGGCTCTTTATCCTATATATCTGCAATTTCTTTTGTTATATTTGCAGTTCAGACTATATCATCACCCATGTAGGGTGTTTGGCGCTCGTGGATATATATATATTCTGTATTTAACAGTTTCAATATCTAGTCGTTGAACCTTACTTATCCATTTAAAATAAGTCTTGGCTGCTGATTGTCCTCTTCAGGATTTTCCAGCAATTCACCAAATTTTCGATGCTGATTACGCAGCAAAGTTCCATTTATTTAGAAAATGAAGGTATATGCAATCCTTTACAGGAAGATTATTATATCCATAAGATAGCAAACCAAGAACTTCTGGTCTATGTATTACTATTACATAGTCAGATCCTTGAAATACTGCATCGCTTGATGACAAATCGCTGCGCTGAGGATAATGCAATGAATTATTATTCAGTCTCTCGGGAGATTCAATATTTCTATTCATTTGTGATATTTGTATAATAGAAGTTTTACCAACTTTCTTTGCTCCTATTAGTTCTTTTTCTAAATCCACTATGATTTCTCTTTCATTACCAGTTCCACTTCCCTTAATCAATAAGGTATGATCTATGATAACTACAAGCCATTTGTTTTTTGCAAATGTATCTTGAAAGAATTTTATTGTACTTGCTATTTCTTGGACGTTTCCAGGAGTATCGACATAATAAACTGGATAGTTCATTATGGATTTCGCCTCCTTTTCTACATCTGCATATTCTTCTTCTGTAACAAGTCCCTTTTCGGAGGCACTGTATAATTCAGAAGTAGTCTTTTTTAGCTTATATGATAGTTTTCTTCCGACCTGTCTTGAGCTTAGCATTTCAAAACTGAAACTAAGTATGACAATGTCTTCATCTGGATTTAGATCTATTAAATCAGTCTCTAATGTATTAACAAACGAAGATTTACCACTTCCAGAGACTCCTGCTATAGTATATATAACATTTGGCTCTATACCACCCATGGCTAGTCTATTAAACTTAGGCCATCGTGTAGCAAGTGATTTTACTCGTTTTTTACGTCTATCTTGAATATAATTAACAATTTCATTTGTAGCAGTTGATATGTGCCTATATCCAAGTACTTTCTTACTCGATATCTGTTCCATATATTGTTCCTGCTTGTTTTTGTATCTTCTTATCTTTCATAAATTCATCATAAAGAAGCCATTCTTCTGAAAGTAGCCATTTGGACATTCTTTTCATGTATCCTAATGATCCTGCTCTTTTTCTTGCTTCTACTTCGAATTTTAAACACTCCATCATGTGGTCATGTTTGCTTCGAATATTTCCAACTTCCTTAGTATAATACTTTCTACAACGAGATATATCTCCCCGTAAATAGTCTTTAAGTCCATCAGTACGTGTTACTGAAGCTGGGTAAGCATCAAAGAATTCAGTAAAGAAATCCTTGACTTTTACTTTATTTTTAAAGTCGTCATTTATGATTAATTTTGAAAAATCTTTCGAATCAAAAACTGATTCTTTTGTTAATATATCTTTTGATATAAGTTTATTTACGTCATCTTCGCTGATGGGGATAACATCCAGCAGCGATTTGATATCGCTATTTGACATTAATAAACTTATTAATACGAACTGATTCATGTTGATTTTGAGACGTCTCGCCTCTTCCAAATCTATTTCTATCAGCATTTTATTTTTACTTTAAAGTTAAAAATTAGTTCTGATATATTTTGATATGATTTGTATTACGCTGCCATTGGCAGATATTCTGGTACTTCTGAATTTTCATCAAAAGTTATCTCTTCTTTATTTAAAACATTTTGAAATGCAAGAGCTGTATTCGCTGATATTCTTCCATTATGTTTTTCCATGAAATCTAATATATTTTTTACATGATCTTTTGATAATGTATTGATTAATCTAGTTGAAGGTTCATCTAACACATTGCCATCTTTATCATATATCGAAGTCCAGTAGATACAATCTTCAGGTTGTATTCCCTGTTCGATTAATAAATCATGTTCTTCTATACACCATCTTTCCATTGAATCGTCAATTAGTCCTAAGTTAATTAAAACCTGGCCTATTCGTTGATCTGGGTGGCTTTTCCAATAAGATAAATATTTCTTGTTTAAGAAATTTCTTTTTGGATCTATATCCCACTTTTCACAAAGTTTCTCCCAATCAACTTTTCTTATAAAGTTATCTATTCTTTCAATTGGTCTCATTGTATTTCTTTTTTAATATGTAAGGATAATAATCTATATATCCATCTTTGTTGCTTCCCCATGTGCATGAATACATCTTTTTTAATTGCAATAATCTATTCTTTTTACTTAATAGTTTATTGGTTTTATATTCATAATTTAACCAGACTTCCCAGTAAATACCATCCATGCATTTTGGATCTATATTCGGTTTAATCCAAATAGCTAATTGTTTTCCAAAAATTACTATTGATAATATTGGGTTCCATTCAAATCTGTAATTGTCCCATTTAGTTTTCCAACCAAGTGTTGTGAAATGAAATCCAAAATATTTAATAGGCACTGGTTTTTTATGGTTTTTATAATATTCCCAGGTTCTATTTTGAGTATATTGCGGTAAACATCCTTTTATATCTCTATTCAAAGATTCCTCGCAATCGACCTTAGTCATTTTTACCCACTTTCTTGGTAGAAAATACGGCGTACCAACTTGAATCTTTCCAAAATACCATCTAAGTCTTAATCCTTTTAATGGCGAATTTAAAACTTTTAGGAAGTCTAATTGGTATTTTATACTAGCACATTTTCTGCTGATATAATTTTTAATACTATTTATTATTGGTCTCATTATTCAATCTATTTAAAAGTTTTTTGTCTACTAATGGGTTCCAATCCATATCGAATGTGGTCATACTAGTAGCCATTCTTCTATTCCATTCTGGGTCTTTTTTAGAGATATAAAAATCATATAAATACTCTAAATCTCCTTTTATATAGTCCCTCATAAGGTGCTTTAGTCCTTTATTTTTTTTGATAAACTTATAAAAACCAGACTTTTGATCCTTTAATAATTTTTCAATTTTTTTGAGTTGTTCCGTTTTCATGGTTGTCTCTCTTTTTGTTAAAGTTATGAGGATTGAACTCACCTATGCTTTCTGAAGGCATATTCACCGTTACTTCTTTGTTGTTTTTTTATGCTGCTATTTCAAAGTTTACTTTCGAATTGAAGACGATTAATTTTTCTTCAATTTTACTGATTTCATTATTCAATAGTTCAATTTCTTTACTAATGAATTTTCGAGTAAGAACTACAGATTCTCCATCTTCTTTTTTAGTAGAAATGGCATTCAATTTTACTACTCGCTCTTTCAATTGTTGAAGAAGATAAATAGAGGATTGAATATTGTTTGCAGGAATCTCAGTAAGATTAGTAAATCCTAAATTAGCAAGTTGAATCGCTGTTTTAATTTCTACTAATTTAATTTCAGCTTTTTTAATTTGCTCGTAAACAGCATTTAAATTAAATTTTTGTTGCATGCCATTTGGAATAATATTATTATTGATAATAATAGTCCATAATTGTTTAATATCTAAAATGCATGCTACACGTTCTGTTATTAACTCCTCTGGAGTCAATGTTTTTTTATTGTTTTTCATATTGATTATATATTTTTATTGATTAATACTACTTAATCTAAAAGTATATAAGTCTTCCTGTGTTGGGCTAAGAATATCCCTACCTTAGTCCAATTTGCATATGCATTTGGTGTATTGATTTCGGTTAAGAAAACTAACCAAATGCATATGTTATTGCTACATTATTGTAATATATTTTGTATAGCTATTCATTCTTTATATTTACTTTTATGATGTTACTCCCATAAACATAAATCTTGATTTTAAAGTGTTACCTGTGGCTATTATATTATTTTTAATGCATTATTCTTTAATGAAAACCACTCTTGCCTGATTTAATAATGCTGCGAAATCACGGGCTAAGTCTGGTGTTCTATTTTGTTGTTCAAAGATAGTATGACTACCAAATAGCGGTAATCTTTGCTCCTGCGTCTCAATCTTTATTTCTGGAAAATGCATCTCTTGTTCTTGACTTCCCTGTTGCGGTTCCTCTGTTAAAGTATATGCAG